GATAAGTTTATAGGTAATATCATTAGCCAATCCCAATAGTTATTTTCTCTAACTCCTTTACCATAGTTGTTGTGGTATTCTATCAATATATCTAATACCTGTGCAAAACTTTCATATCTAGTTTCTGAACTAACTTCTCTTACAAAGTCTTTTACCATATACAAGTAAGCATCTACTATTACTTCGTGCTGCTTATTACAGTATATTGGTTTTCTCATTTGGTAAATATATAAAAAAAACTACTCTAAATTTTTTTCTTTTTTTAAGTTATCAACAAGTGCTTTATAATATCTTATGTCTTCTTCATAATCTACTCTAGTCATTTTTAAAGTCTGTTTAGATAAAACGTGTAAATCAAAAGATGTACTACTACCATACTTAGCATCTAAGTTAAGTCCGAATGTCCATTGTTCGCCCTGCTTAAACATATTACAACCAACACATTGTACTTGACAATTCTCTTCATTCCATCTCGTAGCCTGATGTTTCCTGCTTTGAAAGTGTCCGCATTGCATACCATCTTTGTAATGTGCAACCTTACCACAGGTGAAGCATTGACACAAGCCTTCATCAGTAGCATCTCTAAGTCTTATATAAAGACTAAACCACTTATCTAATTCTTTCTTTAATTTACTTACGCTTTTCATAACCTAACTTATTACGCCAATCTTTCTCATATATTCCTTTTCTTTTGTAATAATTTTCACCCCTATATTGTGGATTTTCTGATTGTAATTTTGCTCTTATCCTTTTTATAGTAGGAGCAGGTGTTAGTTTACCAAAAGAATACAGTCTTAAAAATGATCTTATACTTGCTGTATTCATATCTACAAATTCTTTTAGTTCTTCATTCCAAATATTAGCACATAGACGATTGTCATCATCTCTTAAGTGTTCGTGCTTTTCTAACCAAAATCTTACTTTTTCTTTTGTTTTCATATTAATAGTTTTAAAGGTTTTTGATAATAAGGTACTTGTTCTATTGGTTTGTTTAGTGTGTGTACTTCATAGTATGCTTCGTCTATGGTCTTTTTATGGCTATACACCCATTTGTAAAAAGTTCTAATGTTTAAAAATGGCTCGTCCTTTCCAAATCTTACACCTATGCGAAAGGATGTCTCTATCTGCTTAAAGCATAGATTAAAAAATCTTTTTTCAGTTATTAAGTCATTAGCAAATATTTTAGATAGTGTTGCTAGTGTCTGTGCGTCTGTCTTGTGTCCTATTTCTACTGATGTCTTTGCTAACAGGTCTAAGACTTTTTCAGACAATTCTTTTATGTTTTCTTGTTTAAGTGGTTTCATAATTTAATCTTTTTTATTTCATCATCTAATTCATCTAATTTTTTATTTACTTCTTGATCTATATAACTGTCGATAAAACCTCTTACAGTATCTAAAATATCCATAGGACACAATACATAATCTTGCATTTGATTAAGTTCATCTAATAATAAATCTTCAAATTGTTCTATATGTAATTCTTCTTCTTTCATAGTTTTATTTTTTTAATAAGAGCAGGGAATTGTAAATTGATTAAAGTATAACATCACATTAATATTTAATTTATATTTACTAACCCTGCTCATATTATAATAATTTTTTTGCATCTGTCCAAGCATTTATTTGAGCATCTAACTTAGACATTGTTGGTGTTTTTGTTTCTCTTCGTTCCCAAGTTCTGATTGCTGCCTTCCAATCTTTCATTTTATTCTTTCCTATTTTCCAATCTTTAGAATCATAAAAATCTATAAACGCTTCAGCATCTACATTATTTTTTCTTTCTAAACAATAATTTTTAATATCTAATAGATCAGGTTTTTTAAAACGCCCTTTATTACTATACGTAGTATTATTATTATTATATACTTTAGTATTAATATTATCTCTTAACTTATTTTGTGTAGGGGTACTTAATTTTTTTTGTGTAGGGGTAACAATTAAATTTATGTACCTATACAAAATTTCTTTAGTACCTTCTTTGTATGTATTATGTCTATTTATAAATTTATTATCTTCTAATATTTTTAACCAATTTTGTATTGATGTTTTGCTTACATTATAAAGTGTTGCAAAATATTGTGTAGATGCTGTGCATTTACCATTCATATTACATAGCGCTGTAATTTCTGCATAAAGTAGTTTAGCATTAGGTGTTAACTTTTTGCTGTATCTAACATCAGCAGGAATCACAGCGTAGTAATTTGGTTTAGATTGCTTCATTAAGGTCAATTAGTTTAACTTCATATTTATATTCTTTCATTGCAAACTTAATCTTTTTTAATTGTGCTGAGCATTCAAAGTAACAACTTTTTATTTCAGTAGACACATTACCTGACTTAATTAGTATACAAAGATCAGGTCTATCACTTTCTTCTATACCATTGTTAATCAAGTAGTTATATATAGAAGCAGAACGTATAAAAGTCTTTTTATCACTTTCTAAATTTTTATACTCTATATATACTTTATTAAATGTTCTTCTATATTCTGGCCAATACTTAAAACGTTTATGATGTTGCTTTTCATAATAATATATTGCTGCTCTGTTAAATCCTAATACCTTAGACATAGTTTGATGCTTAGTGCAATTTTCTAATCTGCCTATTATACAGGCTACTGCTCTAGGTATCATATATTCTACTTTTCTATTCTTTACAAGTAGATGATTTTTAGGCAACCCTAATACCTTAGTAGTAAGGTTACATATATTTTTAAAGTTATTTTCTGCTGTCATATTAGAAAGGCATATCGTTATTATCTTCTTCTGCATCTTCTCCTGCTTTTGCAAAGTGATAACCATCTATATTGTGAAAATATCTACCATTGTATTCTCTTGAATATACATTACATAACACTTTTAAGTTATCACCTTCTTGTAGATTTTTGATCTTTTGTATTTTATCACCAAATGCACTTATTACTACTTCTTTGTTAAATTCTGCATTTTGTTCTATTAGTATAGATTGTTTATTCCACTCTTTACCTGCTTTACTTATTCCTGACTCTATGTCAAACTTCTTAATTAATTTTCCTGTAAATTCCATTTTTATAATTGTTTTTAGTTATTATTCTTTTTAAAATCTTCTGATTCATCTTCTCCAAATACACCTAATTCATACATACCCGTAATTTTAAGTACCAAACGTGACAAACATCTTTTTTCGGCCATCTCTAAAACATACCAAGTATTAGTGTTACCATCTTTATATGATTCTCCTTTTAATGCAGACCCAAATGTTTCTACAGTACAACCATCTTTTGTTGCAGTTCCTTTTACTGCTGCAAAATTAGGCTCACATTTTACCACTTCATACCATATAGTAATGTTTTCTATGGCTTGTATTTTCTCTATGCCTGATCGTGTGATGATGATATAGTGTTGATGCTTAAAGACATCATCTTTTGTTAGTTCGTATTTTATGTATTTTTCTTTTAGTTTTTCTGTTTTCATATTAATTTATAATTAGCGCTTCGTTATTATTTTCTTTGTATAATTTAAGATGTAGGTCTGTAGTTTCTATTTGTATACTACCCCTTAGTTGTAAACCTTCTTCTATAAGTAGTTTTTTAAATAAGTCTAGTACCTGCTTTCTAGTACCTACTACTCTTACTGTACTATCTACTTCTTTATAATCAGTATAATTAGTCTTATGATTATAACAGTACAAAGATACTGCTTTTAGTGTTGGCTTTAACCACCACTCTTCAGATATTATTTTGTCACTATCTAAAGCCATCTTAATATTAAATCTGTTGTTAATACTACTATTGCTACAGCAATTACTGATTTTATAAACGCATCTACTATTGCAGGTATTTTAGACTTAACTTCACTAATAGCATAATCTCTCATATTGTTGTAATACTTTACCTTTTTAGTTTGTGGGTCATACTCACACCTGAAGAAATTTAATATCTCTTCTGTGTTAAATATTTGTACTTCTTTAGTTTCTCTGTTTATTACTTTAAATTGTGTCATTTTATTATTTCTTGATTAATATGATGCAATAATACAACAATAATTTGTATTAACAACTATATTAACACAATTATTTACAAAGTTATTAACAATTAAGATGTTAATATGTATATTATGTGGCTAAGAGTAAAACTATTACTATAATTAAGAAATAGAATATAGTTAGTTTCGTAGAGTCTTTTAGAGTCATTATAAGGGCATTAAAAGGTTTATAGGTAGTGTACCATTGTTTAGCACTACAGCGCAGCCTATGGCTTGTTTTTTAAAGTTCTTTGCGTAAGCAGCAGCATAAGTTGAGCAGTCGACACCACAACCTACCTGAACTGCAAAGACTCTATATCTTTTGCCGACATACCATAAACAATACGCTTCTGTATGTGTATGACCGCAAACGCTTGACATCAGGTTATTTTTTGCTTTACTTTTTGCTTGACCACCTTCACCGTGTTCGTAAAGTACATCATCATATACTATAGATTCTACCCAATTCCAATTAGGAGTTCCTAAAACTTCATTATAGGTTTTAATCCAAGCCTTTGGTATTCCACCTGTCATAGACTTTCTTGAAGCCATTCTATCGTGGTTACCTATACATATATCAGCATAAGGAAAGGCTTTGTACCATTTAGAAACTTTCTTTATAGTTTGTTCTAATTCATAACCTGCTGACATTCCATCAGGATCAGGTTCGTGGTAACTGAAAGCGTGATTATCGAGTATATCTCCTATGAATATTACTTGATTACAATTATAAGTTTCATATTGTTCTTGACACCATTCCATATATCCATCTAAACAGAATGGTTCGTGCAAGTCACCGATAACTAGAATGTTTCTAGTCTCGGTTTCTCGCATCTTTTTAATAGCCGCAATTTCGTGTGGCTTTAATCTGAATCTATTACTTGCTTGATTTTCCAAAATCTGCTAAAGATTGTCCGCCAAGCATAGCGATTAGACTCCACCAAATTTGTGTTACTGCTGATTCATCTACACCTAAAGTTGTAGCAATTAAAGGTATAACTATTGAAGATATACCTAACCATACTTTTTTAGATGTAAGTAATTGTGAAATAATGTAATTTTTCATTGTATTTAGTTTTAATTAATATTCAAATTTATTCTATTTATATAACCATATAACGTCAGGATCTTTTAAGTTATCAACGTCACAATGTATAAAAGTCTTGCCGATACCTATACGATTAATTCCTACGTGCATTAATGATTGTACTATTAAGTACCTTTCTCTACTTCCATAATAACCTATATCAACTGCTTTTCCTGTAAGATGGCTTGATCCTACTCGCCCACCTACAAGTTTATTTCTCGCTTTCGTTCTGTAGCCGCTGTTAATTTTAAATGGTATACCTGCTATACCTCTCGCTGTATCTAATTTAATTAGCAATTTTCTGTCCATTTTATAGCCACTACCTACTTCATCAGGACTATCAAATTCTGACATTTTAAAAAATGTTAATTCCAAATTATAAGAATTTAAGTTTGTATATTTTAACCCCTTTAACTTCGTGTACAAATTCTCTATGCACTTTAGCACTTTCTTCTTGTTTTATGTACTTAGGGTTAGTTGAGTTGAGTTTTCTTTTTTTAGGCATCGTTTTTAAATTTAATGAACTTATATATTGTAAAAGATATTGCTAGAACAAGAGATACAAGTGTTAATATTTCGTTACACTCTGTAATACTCATTGTTATTCCTATACTATTTGCTGCTCCTACTTGTAGTGTGTCTTTTAATTCGTTCATCATTTTTAATGTTTAGTTTTCTATCCAAGTAGGATTTCAACTTAGTTATGTTCTTTATTTTTGTTTTATAAAATTTCTTCATTAGTAATCACCTGCACTTAAAAAATCTCTTAATGTTAACTTAGTACCTTTTTGCATTGGTCTTTCAACGTTTATTCCATTGTAATACGCATTAGAATCAGGATTGACATCGCTGCCTGAATTCGTATTGTACTCAGGAAACAAAGATGTATTGTTTCTAATATAGTCTATAAGTCTTTCAGTATAGTATTCGGCTGTGTTTCTAACTTCTTCTCTAAGGTGTTGTGCTTCTGTTTCTGATAATGCTGTACCTGTTTCACTAGTCTT